AAGATACTACACTGTTAGCGGGTGGAAACTATGATGCAGTTATTGGTATTAGATGTTGTAATATTTTAACATCAACTATTGCAATTGATGTTAAGATTGCAAAAGGCGGAGCTGATTACTTTTTAGCAAAAGGAGTAGTTATTCCACCAAACTCTGCAATTGAATTAATTCAAGGTGGAGCAAAAATTGTTTTAGCTAGTGGTGATACGTTAGAAGCCGTCTCTGATACAGCAAGTAGTTTAGACGTGGTTCTTTCGTACATCGATACAATTAGTTCGTAGGAGGAATTATGACTGCAATAATAAATGGTATCCAATATATTGGAGGCCAAACAGGACCGAATGAATTTATACCCAATCAAGCGGCAACGATTGATGGTACACAAACTATAGAAAGCGCTGTACTAGCAGGACCAATAACTATTCCTGCAACTATAACAGTAACAGGAACGTTGGTAATAGTTTAATGAGTAAAATAGAGGTAAATACAGTTGCACCACAATGCGGAACTACTTTAACACTAGGTGAATCTGGTGATACAGTAACTTTAGGAAGTGGTGCTAGTCAATCTGGTTTTGGTAGAACAGGGACCGTTGATTGGCAAACTGGATCTATTAAAACAGCGACTTTCACAGCAGCAAATGGTGAGGGTTATTTCGTAGATACCACTTCAGGTGCAATCACAGTTACACTTCCAGCTTCACCATCATCAGGTGATATAGTAGCAGTAGCAGATTATGCAGGAACAGCTGGAACTAATAGTATTTTTTTAGCAAGAAATGGTTCTAACTTTGAAGGAGCTGCTAATGATGGTGAAATTTCTGGAGATAGAAATACATTAACAGTAGTTTATGTTGATGCAACACAAGGTTGGGTACCTGTTAATGAAAATGTTGGTTCTTCAGAAAAAAATGTATTTATTTCAGCAACAGGTGGAACCGTTACAACTTGCGGAGATTTTAAAATTCATACATTCACAGGACCAGGTACTTTTTGTGTTTCAGCGGGTGCAGGTCCAGTAGCAAAAGTAGATTATGTAGTAGTAGCTGGAGGAGGTGGTGCTGGTGGTTCTACTAACCCTGGCGGAGGTGGAGCAGGAGGTGGAGCAGGAGGTTATAGAGAATCTCATTGTTCAACTACATCTGGTAGTTATGCAGCTAGTCCATTAGCAAGTTCAACTTCTTTACCTATTTCAGTAACAGGTTATCCAATTACAGTCGGCGGAGGTGGAACAGGAAAAGGACCAGGAGCTTATGTAAATGGATTTGGTTCAAATTCGATTTTTAGCACAATAACATCTGTAGGAGGTGGCGATGGTGGAATGAATAACAGTCCTGGAGAAGTTAGACCACCAACTACAATTTCAGATGGCTCAACATCAACAAGCACATATAATGGTGGACAAGGTGGATCTGGAGGTGGAGGTGGTTTTTTTAATCATTTAGGTGGTAAAGGAAATGAGCCTCCTGTAAGTCCATCACAAGGAAATAATGGTGGACAAGGTTCTGCAGGTCCACAATATTCTGGTGGTGGAGGAGGCGGTGCTGGAGCAGTTGGTTCTAATGCTTCTCCAGGTGCTGGAGGTAATGGAGGTGCAGGTGTAACATCATCTATAACATTATCACCAGTTGCTAGAGCTGGAGGAGGAGGTGGGGCTTCTTCTAGTAGTACAGATGGTTCAGGAGGATCAGGTGGTGGTGGATCAGGAACTTCGCCTGGTGGCACAGGAGGTGCAGGAACAGCTAACACTGGAGGAGGAGGTGGCGCTGGTGGATCACCAACAGATGCTACTGGTGGAGCAGGCGGATCAGGTATAGTTGTAATAAGGTATAAATATCAATAATTATGACAAGTACAATTAAAGTAAACAACATACAAAACCAATGCGGTGCTAACATCATTAATGAAAGCTCTAACACAATAACTTTAGGTGCAAGTGGCGATACCATTACTCTTGCATCAGGTGCATCGCAAACAGGTTTTGGTAGAACAGGAACTGTAGATTGGGTAACAACACCAAAGACTGCTACATTTACCGCAGTAAATGGTGAAGGATATTTTATAAATTCTGGAAGTGCTCTAACAGCAAATTTACCTGCTGGATCAGCAGGAGCTATTGTAGCTTTTTCTGATTATGCAAGAAATTTTGGAACATATAATTTTACAATAAGTCCAAATGGTTCAGAAAAAATTGGTGGTATAGCAACTGATGCAGTGTTAGCGAATGATGGTCAAGCTGCAACTTTTATATATGTAGATTCAACAAAAGGTTGGATTAATGTTCAAAACGTAGATGATTCAGTAGTAGGAGCACAATTTGTAGCAGCAACAGGAGGAAACACAACTGCAACCGTTGATACAAATTTTAAAGTTCATACATTTACAGGTCCAGGTACATTTTGTGTATCTTCTGCAGGAAATTCTGCAGGATCTAACAAAGTAGATTATTTAATAGTTGCCGGCGGTGGTGGCGGAGCTACTCAACACTCTGGTGGTGGAGGTGCAGGAGGTTTTAGAGGATCTTTTCCAAGCCCTAATGGTAACGCAGGTACAACACCAGTTTCAGTTCAAGGTTATCCAGTAACAGTTGGGGGTGGAGGAGCAAAAACTCCTACTGGCCCTAACGTAAATACAACAGCAACGCCAGGTGTTAATTCAACTTGGAATTCAATTACTTCAGCTGGTGGTGGTGGCGGTGGAGGCTACAATGGTTCAGGTCCTTTTGTTGCTGGTGCTAGTGGTGGATCAGGCGGCGGCGGTGCATCTGGGGCTCCAGGTGGCACAACTAGTGAACAAGGATCAGGAGGAGCAGGAAATACTCCTCCTCAATCTTCGCCCGCATCCCCCGTTCAAGGTCACGCTGGCGGATTTGGAACTGGTCACAATTATGGAGGCGGCGGTGGTGGCGGTGCTGCAGCAGTTGGAGCTAACGCTGGTACATCTCCAACAAATACTGCTGGTGCAGGAGGTGCTGGAAAACAAAACAATATTGATGGTAATAACTACTACTGGAGTGGTGGTGGCGGTGGTGGATCTCACGATTATTTAGGTGGAGCTGGTGGAATTGGCGGTGGTGGTGGCGGCGGTTCTTGTAGTGGTACTGCTGGAACCGGTGGAGGATCAGCAATTAATGCTGGAGGAAATGGTTCTAACACTAGTCCATCTTCAAATAAAACAGGTGGTAATGGTGGAGATAATTCTGGTGGTGGCGGAGCTGGTTCTGGTAATAATGGTTCTGATGCTGGAAACGGTGGATCAGGAATAGTAATATTAAGGTACAAATTTCAATAGGTAATATGAGTGAAATAAAAGTAAATAAAATTAGTCCAAGAACAGCGTGTGGTACAACTACATTAGGGGATAGTGGAGACACATTCACAATTCCTAGTGGTGTAACAATTACAAACAATGGAACACAGACAGGTTTTGGTAGAACAGGTGCAGTAGATTGGCAAACATCTAGTATTAAAACAAGCACATTTACAGCAGCAAGTGGCGAAGGATATTTTTGTAATACAACATCTGGTGGTTTTACAGTAAACCTACCTGCTGGATCAGCGGGTGCAATTGTAGCTCTTTCAGATTATACAAGAACTTTTAATACAAATAATTTAACAATTAGTCCAAATGGTTCTGAAAAAATAGGTGGTGTAGCGGATGATGCAATATTAAATGTTAATGGTCAGGCTATTACTTTAGTTTATGTGGATGGAACTGAAGGTTGGATTAATGTTCAAAATGCAGAGGACACAGAAACAGGATTAACTCCAGCTTTTGTTGCAGCTTCTGGTGGAAACACAACAGCCACTGTTTGTACAAATTTTAAAGTTCATACATTCACAGGACCAGGAACTTTCACTGTAAGTAATGCTGGTAATGCAGCAGGTTCTAACAAAATAGATTATTTAGTAGTCGCTGGTGGAGGTGGCGGAGCCACTCAACACTCTGGTGGAGGAGGTGCAGGAGGTTTTAGAGGATCTTTTCCAAGTCCTAATGGTAACGCAGGCACAGAAACAGTTACAGCACAAGCTTATCCAATTACAGTTGGTGGGGGTGGCGCTGGACAATCTGCTGCTCCTAGTGCAGGTGGGACAGCAACATCAGGTTCTAATTCTACTTGGAGTACAATCACTTCAAACGGTGGTGGTGGCGGTGGAGGTTATGATGGTGGTTGTGGAGTAGCTGGTGCTAGTGGTGGATCAGGCGGTGGTGGTGGATCTGCTAGTGGACCTGGGACTCAAGCTCCCCCAATAGCAGCAGGAGGGTCAGGAAATACTCCCGCTCAATCTTCACCCGCATCACCCGTTCAAGGTTTCGATGGTGGATCAGGAGCAGGTCACCAATCTGGAGGTGGTGGCGGAGGTGGTGCCGCAGCAGTTGGTGGAAATGGTGCTGGTGGAACTGGTGGAAACGCTGGTGCAGGAGGCGCTGGAAAACAAAATAATATTGATGGTAATAACTACTACTGGGGCGGTGGCGGTGGTGGTGGATCTCACGCTAACACTGGTGGAGCTGGTGGAATTGGTGGCGGAGGTGGAGGTGGATCTGTTCCTACTGATAGTGCTGGAGCTGGTGGTGGATCAGCAATTAATGCAGGTTCAGCTGCTTCAGGTCCTGGAAATGGTGGAGCTGGTGGAACTAACTCTGGTGGTGGAGGTGGTGCTAGTTTTTCTAATGGTACTAATGGTGCAACCGGCGGTTCAGGAATTGTAATAATAAGATATAAATTTCAGTAGTTGAATGGTAATTAAAATTAATATATAAGGAGAAACATTATGGCACATTTTGCAAAACTAGGAGCTAACAGTAAAGTTATTCAAGTATTAACACTTGATAACAAAGATATGTTAAATGCTGATGGTGTTGAAGATGAATCAGTAGGTCAACAATATTTAGAACATCACAATAATTGGCCTGCACAAATGTGGATTCAAACTTCATATAATACATCTGGTAATAAACATAACTCTGGCGATAACTCAAAAGCATTTAGAGGAAACTACGCAGGTATAGGTTATGAATGGGATGAAGATAACAATATCTTTTGGCCTAAAAAACCTTTTTCATCTTGGGTAAAAGATACTACAACTGCATCTTGGAAATCACCAATAGGTGATCCTCCTGCATTAACAGCCGAACAAAAATCACAAAATGAAGCAGATACTCACGGCTGGTATTACGTTTGGAATGAAGCTGATCAATCTTGGGACTTGACAGACGCAAAAGCATAAATTAAAAATGGTGGTGGTATGCAGAAGAAAGTATTAACAGAGCAAGCTCTATATTATGGTGATGTGGCAATGCCTAAAGATTGGGACATTGACCGAGATAAATTATCAAGTGACATTTTACAATCAATAATTCAAAACAAAAATTTTCCATTTTCAAGAACTTGGGATATGTTAAATACATATATGCGAGATCACATTGGTCTTGAATATGGTATAGGTTTAGTGAACAAAGAAACGTGGGGTAACACTTATAAACCTGCGGAAACTACAACACCATTACTTAATATTGATCCAGTAGATTTACGTAACTCACCAGATTTTACACTATTGTATGGTGTAAAAGTTAAAGATTGTATGGTCAGAATACATTATGAAGATAATAGACGTAAAGGAAGAAGCTGGGACATACCATTAGAAAATAATAAATTTATAATGTTTCCATCAACTAATATGTATTACTTAACTAATAATCAAAAAGATAGTTTAAATTTTGTGCAAACTATAACTTATGAATATATCTAATTATTATTGGTATTTTAGTGGTGCATTAACACCTAGATTTTGTGACGATGTTATAGCATACGCTAATAAACAAAAAGAAGTGTTAGCTAGAACCGGTGGTTATAACAAAGAAAAATTAACAAAAGAAGATGTTAAGAATATACAACGTAAAAGAAAGTCTGATCTAGTATGGCTTAATGACACTTGGATATATAAAGAATTACATCCATATGTGCACAGAGCAAATGAAATGGCAGGTTGGAATTTTGAGTGGGAAAGATCGGAATCTTGTCAATTTACAAAATATAAATTAAATCAATATTACGATTGGCATTGTGATAGTTGGGATAAACCTTATCAACGAGACGATGTTAACAATCCAGAGCACGGCAGAATTAGAAAATTATCGATGACTTGTCAGTTAACAGATGGATCAGAATACAAAGGTGGTGAATTAGAATTTGATTTTAGAAACTATGATCCACATATGAGAGACGAATCAAAACATAGAATACAATGTAAAGAGATATTACCAAAAGGATCTATTATTGTATTTCCTAGTTTTGTATGGCATAGAGTTAAACCAGTAACAGCAGGCACAAGATACAGTCTTGTAGTATGGCATTTAGGAAAGCCATTTAAATGAAAATATTAATTGTAGGTGGTGGAAGTGCAGGGTGGATGACTGCAGCTACTTTAGAATCTCAATTTCCTAAACATAAAATTTCATTAATAGAATCTAAAAATATAGCTACCGTAGGAGTAGGTGAAAGTACTATTGCACAGATCACAGATTGGATGAGACTACTTATCT